TTGATATGACTGAACCTAAATATCCATACACACCAAGTGATTTGGATATGAGTAAGTTAAAAGACGCTATGAATGTTGGTTGGTGGTTCACCCCATCATACCACGATGATTGGTCACCTGGTATTAATGACCCAAATTGGTACAAAAATAGTGGCGGTGAATGTTCATGGGGAACTCTATGTGGTGATGGTGGAGGTTGGAAACTTTCAAACCTTGTTGTTACGGCTGAAGAACAAATCTAAAATAAAAATACATTAAAAATTAACCCTCATCAGAAATGGTGGGGGTTTTATTTTTCCGTAAAACTTTACTGTTTTTTGATGATAATCCGTAATGAGGTTTTTTATCTGAACTTCTACCTTATTTATTAAGAAAAAATAACTTATGAAAAAACTATTATTAATTACCGGATTATTGATGTCGTTTTTGACATCCGCTCAAACATCAAACGGACATGCTAGTAGATACGTATTTTCACCCTCAGGGTTTGGTATCGAAAAGGATAGTGCGTACTTGAATGTTGTGGGACCACTTATTGATTTTCAATACGGAATTTCTGATAAAGTATCTGTGGGAATTGGAACTCCATTCTTTTTGGGTGTCTATGGAACTGCATCATATCACACTCAAGTTTCGGACAAACTATTTGTCAAGACAGGTGCTTTGATAGGTGTACCAACCTATGGACAAGGTTTATTTGCTTTACCTTTCGCAGTTGGAACTTACGGAACACCCGATAAACAATTCTCATTGGGATTAGGTTATTCGAGTTTTAATTCAGATGATATTGAAATAAATGGTGCGGCACTCAACATTGGTGGTTATCATAAATTAGGTAGTCGTGCCGGCTTTGTTTATGAGGTTTGGTACTTACCAAATAGCGAAACTGCAATCATTTCCCCCAATTTCCGAATTTACAGTAATAGAGACCAAAGATATTGGAACTTTGGTTTTGCTAACTTCTCACAAAGATTTACCTATGACCAATATAAGTTTTTAGGGTATGATACCAACTGGGATGGAATTCCCGATACTCAAGACCCAAGTATGGGTGGTTGGGAGATTTATGATTATAATACAATCGTTGGGACATCCTCATATTGGGAACGACTGATATTACCTACAATAACATTTGCAATGTATCTCTAAAATAAACTAAATCTTGAGGTCTCAATTTGAGACCTCAAGTCTGCCAAAGTGGGGGTTTGTTGTATTTATAAGGTATGACACCACAACTGAAAAAGTTTTTGTTGAGACGAAAGAATGATATGAAAGATATTGTTCGCGGATATATCATCATGAGAAAAATGTTTATTGACAATGGTGTCAAGGACCGTCAATTAGAAAAAGGTGAGGGTATGACTCGTGAAATGTACATGCAAAGAGAACGAGTTATATATGATTTGAAAAAACTAAAAAGTGACGCTAGAAAATTTGGACTTTTGGATTATGAAGGAAGTAGTTCAGACTTTGATGATTACTTTTCAAAACTATTATATAGAATTGATAAAAAAACCCCTTTGTAATGGCTGTAAAATCTCAAACAATTGATGGAACTAGAATTATCAATGAAATTGATTCTTCTAATATGAAACAAACTGAATATGATACTGCAACAAAGAAGATGATTGTTGAGTTCAAAAATGGTTCTAAATATGAATATGCTGACGTACCACATGAGGTATATGCTGAGTTCAGATTGTCAGAATCACAAGGAAAATATTTCAATTCCAAGATATCTAAAGGATACAAATATTCTAAATTACCTTAAACTGTTGCTGAAGTATTTATAGAGGATGGACAAATTCTCTGAGATATTATTATCATTTGGAACTAAGGATACATTAAATCCTGAGATTTGGAATGATGTTGAAACAAATGACCCGGTATTGAGACCAAGTATAAGAGCGGGGTTATTGGCAATTGCTGCTGAGTTTATGGAATTCTTGAGTGAGGATTTATTTGTTGATGATGTGAGATTCACAGGTTCATTGGCGAATTTCAACTGGTCCAAGTATTCTGATATTGATTTGCATGTTCTTGTGGACTTTTCACAATTTGACCCTGAGGATAGAGCGGTTTATAAAGAATTATTTCAACTAAAGAAAACTTTATTCAATACAACACATAATATTACAATAAAAGGATATGAGGTAGAGTTATATGGTGAGGATATAAATGAGATTCACCATTCCACAGGAGTATATTCTGTATTATTTGATGAATGGGTACACAAGCCTGAAAAAGAAGATGTAAAAATCGATAAGGAGATTTTAAAAGGTAAAACTGAGAACATGATGTCCAAAGTGGATGCTCTTATTGAGGATGTTTCTGATGACGAATTGGACACCGCACTTGCAAAAATTGAAAAATTTAAGGACAAATTAAAAAAATATAGAAGTGCTGGTTTGGAAAAGGATGGTGAGTTTTCGTATGAAAATTTGGTATTCAAATTTCTAAGAAGAAACGGGTATATTGATAAATTATTTGATTTCAAAAATAAATTAATGGATAAAAGTCTGTCTTTGGAAACTAAAGAGGTTGAATAATCTAAAGATTTACTATTATTGATATATTTATATAGAAAAAATTCATTATGGCAATCATCGACGCAGGACAATACACCTATGAAGATTGTGTAACTTGTAGTGGCACAACTTCAACCGCATCTATGCCTCACCCTATCTATTCGACAGCACAAAACGCCCCAGTCCGTCAATTGACTGCCGTAGCTCTCGGTGGATTTAACGGACTAAACTCGTAAATTTAATAAAACAAAAATGGCTGACTTAAAACCAATTGGAAGTGAAAAATTACAAGGACAAGACAAAATCAGTAGAATCCTTGAAATTGCTCGCTATAAAGAAAACATCCCATCAAGTGTGAATGAAAATTCTCGTACAGAATTTGCCAAGACTTTGGCAGATGGTAACACTTATGAGATTGTAAAAGAGAAACTGGGTTATATAATCAAACAATACGTAAACGAATCTTTGGAATACGTTGACCCAATGAAAAATAGAAAATATTATAAATCATATTCACAAGCTCTTAAGAGAATGAATTTGATGGCAGGTGAAATCAATCGTCTTACTGAAAACGAAGATGAGGTTTCTATGTTTAATTTGGGTGAACAAAAAAAATTCACTTTGAAATTACCAAAACAATCAGCACCTGAACCAGCACCCGCACCTGAACCAGTTGCAGAACCTGCACCTGAAATGGATACTGAATTACCTGATGAAGGAGATATGAGTTTGGATGCTGATAATTCAGAACCAATGGGTGATGAAGAAATGAATCTTGATGTTGATATGGAAGAACCATCAGCTGATGCTGAGGAAGAAGTTGACTTCAAGGTCATTCAAAAATTGACAGGTAAATTAGGTCAGAAAATCAGAACCATGAATGAGTCAGTAGGTATGACCTCTGAAGACGTAAAGTATGTTATCAATTCCATTTTGTCAGCCTTGGATTTGAGCAAACTTGACGAAGAAGACAAAGAAGATATCTTGGCTAAGTTCGAAGAAGATTCTGATTATGGAATGGAAGGTGATGATATGGATTTTGATATTTCAGGTGAAGATGAGATGGATATGGACATGGATATTGACATCGAAGGGGAAGCTACTGAAGCAATGGGAGCATCTTCTGCAGGTCAATTCTCAGCTCCACTTTCTTTCAGTAAAGAAATGGATGAAGAAAGAGATGAATTCGATGGTAGACCATCTAAAGTAATCGGTGTGTATTCCAACATCAAAAAACAACGTAACGAAGAAATGAGTGAAGAAGAAAAAGTAAGTTCACACATTTCTAAAATTATGGATTCAGTTTTCGGTGAATCTAAAGTAGATAGAGTTCTTTCTAAGTATTTTGTTCTTTCTGAAAGTGAAAAAGAAAAATCACCAAAGAAAATGACAAAATTAGAAAAGATTGCTAACTTGTCTGAATCAGACGAACAAATGTTGGCTGCTGAGTTTATCGTAAATGAAAATAAAAACGTGAAATTCTTGGGTAAGACTAACAAAAATAATTTGGTTTTCGAATCTGAGGGTGAACAATTTAGAGTATCACCTAAAGGGGAAATTTTATGAGTTATCTAATCTATGTGAATGGACTGGGTCCAAACTATAGAGGAGATAATATGTATGAATTTATCTTTAGTGATGAATTAGATGTATGGGGTGAGAATTGGGATTCTAAACCTTCGAGTGGATATCCTGAACCACCCCATATTCAGTATATAAAGAAAGTTGGTACATTGAGAAATACCTCAATCCAACTTGAACTAATACAAAACTCCGATTATATGGGAGTTTCAGACGCGATGGAAGATATCATCGCGTTAGCCTGGGAAACGGATGACACTTGTGAAAAGGAAACACGATTAGTTTTTCGTTTCGGAGATAAAGAAGATAAAGTAAAAAATAAACTTTACGAGAGAGATTTGATTCTTGAATTCGAAAAAGATGTTGTCTATGAAAAGTAAAAAAGAAACCAAAGAACAAGAGGAAATTACTATCAAAGTAAAAAAAGGTTCACCTGATGAAGTTAAGTTACAACAAAAGGGTGCGACATATCAAGTTTATGAAAAAGAGGTAAAAGAAACTCAAGATGAGGACCCTCTTAATCCTTACGGAAGTGGGGAAACAACACAACAACCACATCAAGTTGGTCCATCTACTAATGATGGATTTGGTGCTGAGCCTGACAAAACTCCTGGTATGTATCAGGATGGTATGGATGAAGGTGAAATGGGAGAGGCTGACAAATATGGTAAGAAAAACCCATGGGCTATCTGCACATCATCTTTGGGATTAGAAGGAAGAGATAAAGATTCATATTCTGATTCTGAAAAGAAAAAATTTGAAAGATGTGTTTTGGATGTGAAAAAATCTGTCAAAGAAGGTAAAAGTCCATACCAACCTATTTTAGAAATGCAGTTAGAAAGTTTGATTAAGAAACACCTACCTTCAAGAATTACAAAAGGAGACTTTATGGAAACTTTATCAGAACAAGGTGTTATCCGTAAACCTTTGGCAAAATCACCTGTTACATCTTTAGTCGGTACTACCCCTATGGACAAACCCATCGGAAAGTTGTATACTTTGACAAAAAAGGAAGCTATGGAACAAGGTACGACAACTGCACCAACGAGAGTAAAACCAGGAACAAAAGAAAAACCAGGCACTAGTGACCCTTTCAAGAATCCAAAACATCAACCAAAACCTAAGGCGAAAAAAAGTGATGAGGTTGTAAAGATTCCTGATTATATTACTTTTGACCAATTGAAATTCAAATTCGATGAAAAATAATATTTCAGAAGCACCAATCAACTATGGTGATAGACCAGAAAGAATGTCGCCCGACATTGAAAGAAAGTTAGAAAAACAAGAAACTCCTCTTTCAAAAAACCCAGCATTTCCTGACCTAAAATCGGGTGATGTTCCTCAGACATTCGAACAATTGGTTGCATCAAAACGATTTGGTGATGTAGTTGATAAAGTAAAAAGATATACAGGTCAACAAAATATCTCAGGTCAAAACGCTCTTATGCAACTCCAAATGGCCATGATGAGTGGTGTGAGAGAATTGTTTAGTATCCAAGCTAGTAACAAAGAATATTTGGAAAACTTGGCAATTGACTTAGTAAGAAAAGAAATGGGTGTTAGACCTGACCAACTTCAGTATGTTGCCGAATTGGTGATGCCCGGTCAAATTGATATGGAAGGTTTTTCAAAAGAGGGTGAGGAACCAAGCGAAGAAGAAATTGAACAAAATTTCCAACAACAAGAAGAGGACCTCGAGGATTTTATTTCAGCATTCGAAAGATTTGATTTGGAAAAGGCTAAAAGAAGATTTATCAATGCTTTGATTCAGGGTTCATCAAAGAAAGGACATTATATGTTCGAATTGGTTAGAGACGAACTTGATAGATTAGACCCAAGACTTTTAAATTTATACGGTGTCGTAATGTCTGTGAATGACCTAATGTATTGGGTATTACCTGATGAAGCCATGGACATGATGATGAGTCAACAAGGAGTTGGTGGTAAAGAAGAAGTTGATATTGAAACAGACCCTCCTACAGTAAAAGCCCGTGGTTTGTTCTTCCCAATTTTGGTTCATGAATTAATCAAAGGAACTATGGAAGTTTTGGGAACACAAGGATTACCTGACGACCCTAAACAAGCTGAGATGGTAATGGCATCTACAGATACTTTGGCAAGTGAGATTTGGGATTTGAGATTAGGACCAGTAATTTGGGAAAAGTTTATCAATGCTTACCCTTCACAATTATTTGATGAAGATAAAAAATACATACAGAACTACCTATTTGCCAGATTTTCAGCACTTTCTGCTGATGAATTTTTCAAATTAGCTAAGAGTATCCTTCGTGGTGATGCTAAAGCGACACAAGTTTTAGATAGGATGGTTTCAGAAATTGTTGCCCACCTCAACGAAGTTCACGGTGATGAAGAGGATTATAGTGATGAAGATACAACTTCACCAGAAGGTCCTGATGATGATAACTTGGACGATTTGGATGACTTCTTAGGTAGTTTAGGAATTAGTATGTCCTAACACTACTTGAAATGGGATTATCAAGAGAACAATTACTTTTAGAATATTCTAAGTGTGTAAATAATACTCCTTACGCACTAAGAACTTATTTAAGTACTTACGATAATACACAATCAAAATATGTTCCCTTGGAATTATTTCCCGACCAAGTCAATCTTGTGGAGGATTATGAAAAATATAATGAAAATATTGCCCTAAAATATAGACAGGCGGGTGTATCTACAGTTACTGCGGCTTGGGCGAGTAAAAGATTGGTTTTTGCACTAAAAAACAAGCCAGAAAAAATTCTAATTATTGCCAATAAATTAGATACTGCGGTAGAAATGGCCAATAAGATTAGGGGTTTCATTGAACAATGGCCTTCTTGGATTGGTGTTTCTTTTTCACCTGAAAAAAACGCTGCAAGACACTTCAAATTATCAAATGGTTGTGAGGTAAAGGCAGTTGCAACCTCAAAGGACGCACTTCGTGGTTACACCCCAACTATGTTGATATTTGACGAAGCTGCTTACATCGAAGCTGATGGTGACTTCTGGGCTGCCTGTATGGCGTCTTTGTCTACAGGTGGTAAAGTTGTGGTAATATCTACGCCTAATGGGTATGACCCCATTTACTACGAAATCTATGAACAAGCCAATCGTGGAATGAATGACTTCAAAGTCACCGAAATGTTTTGGTATCGAGACCCAAGATATACAAAAGATTTATATTTGGTGAAATGTGATGATATCATACACTACTTTTTGAATCGTGACGAATACAATGATGATGAGATAAAAATTGATTATTCTCACAAAGACCCTTTCGATAGAGATTATACGGAATTATTTAGTTACATAGCTCAAGGTTACAAACCATCATCATCATGGTTTGAATCTATGGTAAAAAAATTAAAGTATGATAAACGAAAAGTATCGCAAGAATTAGAATGTAACTTCTTAGGTTCAGGTGACAACGTATTCGAGGCCGCTTTACTACAAAGTATCTCAGAAAAAATGATAAAAGAACCAATTAGTAAGATGGTAAGTGGTGGTTTTTGGATATGGAAAGAACCTGAACTAAATCACCGTTATATTATGGGAGTTGACGTTTCCCGTGGTGATTCAGAAGACTTCTCTACTATTCAAATCTATGATTTTGAAGATAAGGAACAAGTTGCAGAATACCTTGGAAAGGTACCACCAGATGTTTTAGCAGAAATTGCTTATAAATGGGGAACTATGTATAAAGCGTTTATTGTGGTGGATATTACTGGTGGTATGGGTGTTGCCACATCAAGAAAACTTCAAGAATTGGGTTATAAAGATTTATATGTTGATGGAGTAGATTTTGGTAATAAATGGAAATATGACCCAAAAGCTTTGGAGAAAATACCAGGACTTAATTTCAACGCGAAACGAGTTCAAATTGTTGCTGCTTTGGAAGAATCTCTTCGTCATGGATTACTAATACGTTCATCACGATTGTTGAATGAAATGAATACGTTTGTCTATGTAAATGGAAGACCTGACCACATGAAGGGTCAGCATGATGATTTAATTATGTCATTAGCCATGGCGGTTTATATTGCGGAATCATCTTTTTCACAACTCACTAAAGTAACAGAGCAGGCGAAAGTCATGTTGGATTCATGGCAAATGAATACATATGAAACTAAGGCTGAGCAATATTTCAATCCCGCCCTACCCCAAAATCTAAATTCAAATAACCAGGTTTATCGTAATCAACCAAATAAAAGTGATTATGAAAAGTATTTATGGTTATTCGGAGGAATGAAACGTTGATAAAAAAAATATTTGATGTAATTTTTGTAAGATGGCAGAAAATGAAAAAGACTTAACTATATGGCAGAGGTTATCCCAAACCTTTGGACCCAATTCTTTATTGGGTCAGGATTTGCCTACTTATAAATTTGATAAAAAAGAATTATTACGTACCACTGACAAAGCTGAGTTTGAGAAAGAAAAATTACAAGCTCGTCAGACCTCATATCTAACCCAACAATGGGTAAAAATTGAGAATAATTTATATTCACAAGCCGTTTATTATGAACCAACAAGATTGGCATCATATTACGATTATGAATCTATGGAATATACTCCAGAGATTGCATCTGCCTTGGATACTTACGCAGAAGAATCTACAACTGTAAATGAAGATGGGTATATGTTGCAGATTTATTCGGATTCAACAAGAATTAAATCTGTGTTGGGTGATTTGTTCAACAATGCTTTGGACATCAATACCAATCTTCCAATGTGGACAAGGAATACCTCTAAGTACGGTGATAATTTTGTATTCTTAAAATTAGACCCTGAAAAAGGTGTTGTAGGGTGTCTTCAATTACCAAATATTGAAATTGAACGTGTGGAAGTAGGTATGAGAGGTCGTGCTACTTCAGGATTAGCATCCTCCTCAAATCCTAGTGATACTAAGAGTTTGACATTCAATTGGAAAAACAAACAGTTGGAATTTAATTCTTGGGAAATTGCTCACTTCAGATTATTGGGTGATGACAGAAGACTTCCTTATGGAACTTCTATGTTAGAAAAAGCGAGAAGAATTTGGAAACAGTTGGTTCTTGCTGAAGATGCTATGTTGGTTTATAGAACTTCGAGAGCTCCTGAAAGAAGAGTATTCAAAGTGTACGTTGGTAATATGGACGACCAAGATATCCAGCCATATGTACAGAGATTTGCAACTCAATTCAAGAAAGACCAAATTACTGACCCCTCTACAGGTAATGTGGATATGAGATTCAATCAAATGGCTGTTGACCAAGATTTCTTTATCCCTGTTCGTGACCCAAGTGCTCCAAACCCAATTGAAACATTACCTGGTGCTACCAACTTGTCTGAAATTGCCGATATTGAATACATTCAGAAAAAGTTATTGACAGCTCTTAGGATTCCTAAAGCGTTTTTGGGATTTGAAGAAGTTGTTGGAGATGGTAGAAACTTATCTCTTCAAGATATTAGATTTGCTCGTACCATCAACAGAATTCAAAAATCAATGATTGCTGAATTGAATAAAATTGCTATTATTCACTTGTTCTTATTGGGATTTGAAGATGAATTGGGTTCATTCCAACTTAGTTTGACAAACCCATCTAAACAAGCAGACTTGCTTACAATTGATGTTTGGAAAGAAAAAATGTTATTGTACAAAGATGCTGTTATGCCAATCGAAGGTATTGCCCCAGTATCACAATCATGGGCTAAGAAACACATTCTTGGATTCTCTGATGAAGAAATTAAACTTGACCTACAACAACAACGAGTTGAAAAGGCAATTTCTACAGAAATTCAAAACACACCTAACGTTATCACTAAGACTGGTTTATTTGACAATATTGATAAATTATATGGTAACGGAGGTAGTCCAACAACAGGTGCCACTGAAACTGAAGCCACAGGTGGTTTTGGTGAAATACCTACAGAACCCGCAGCCCCTGAGGCAGGAATTGAAGCACCGGCTGAAGCTGGTATAACACCAGAATCACTCAATAAGAAAATGAGTGTGATTTTGGAAAGAGAAAATTTCGGGAATATCGAAGAAATTGATTTGAACAAAGGAAACAGGTCTTTAGGTGAAATTGAGAATCAGTTGGGCAAATTGATTGACTAATATATTTATAATAAAACATTAGTTATGAGATTCGGAGAATTATTGAGTAGAATTGAAAAAAAATTGGTTGATTCATATGTAAATGAATCAATAAAAGATGATTTAAAAAACTTCAAAAGTTTAGTACTCAATAATAAAGGATTGAGTTCAATGTATAGTATATACAATCAATTATCTTCTAAACAAGGTATCGATAAAGAAACTGGTGAGTTATTCATCAAAGAAAGTTTGAGACAAATCGAAAAGATTATTCCTACTTTGGAAACAAAAAAAGTTTCTGAATGGGTATCAGGAGTGGTTTGTGAAAACCAATATCAAAACATTGACAAAATGGTTTATGTCGGTGCTAATACCATCTTAGAAAGTGTCGAAGGTAGAAAACAAGTGTTGGATACCATTACATCTAAGAAAACCGTTACAGAGTCAGTAAAACTACCTTTAGAAACAATTTACGGTATCGCCAACAGACAGGTTGAAAGATTCATCAACGAAATGGATGAAACATCAAAATCTGATTTGGCTAGAATCCTTATGACTGAAGATGTTGAATTATCAAAAGAATATGAAGATTTGAAATCAAAGACAATTGATACTCTTTCCTCATTGAATGAAAATGATGAGGATACAAAAAATAAGTTGGATGAAACAATTCGACAAATCAAAACTGATGAATATTCAAAAATCAATTACGTAAGACTTTTCAATCTTTACAATAACCTGATTTAATCTTCAATATTTTTCTTTGTTTCTGAATATTTTGCATTTGCAATTTCAGTACGTCTTAATACAGATTTTTTTACAAAGGCTTGTCTTGCACGCAAAAGGTCATTTTGCTTGGTTTTAATCACTTTACCCTTCAAAACTTTTAGGGCTTTTTCGATGTTATTTTTTTCGACTTTTACTATCAACATATTAGTTAAATAATCTTATTTGTTGAAAAAATTTGACGGATGTTGATAAATGACTATATTTCTTACATAAAATAAACAGTCATTTACATGTATATCTATGAAAAAGGGCAAAACATCCAAAATAATTGGATTCCCCTCAGCTAAAATTACCTACGGAACGGTAGATTCAAAAAACCTTAAATCTCTTTATCTAAACCTCCAATCTTGGGTAACCCCCATCGATGAATTTGAGAATTGGGAAAGAATCGTTTCTAATCTTAGTAAATCAATTAAAAATTCAGTCTTTGAAGTTATAGACACCCAAATTTATAAACCCAAATATATTGTTGATTTGGACCTCAGAACAAGTGGTATTGTTTATGGTAAAAAAAGTTTTATGAACTTAGAAGTCACATTGTTCTTAGAAAAAGAATTAGATTTCAAAGACCCCCAAATTAAAGACTCATTGAAAAAGATATCAAGAAATATCTATGTGGAAAATTTTATGAAAAACGAGTATTTTGATTTTGCGGTATCAAAAAAAGTAAAAGAGATGTAGAGGTATATTTATATCTAAAAGACACATATGAAAATTTTAGGTCCTAATGAACTCGGTAAAGGTATTCTTATTGAAATGGATGCAGGATTCATATCCCCAAACGACGAGTTCAATAAAAAACAAATTCATGAAGCAAAAACTCAGTTAGATTATTCTAAACCTTTTGAATTTTATGCCGTACTACAGAAGTATAATACACCAAATAGAAATGGTCGTGTATACCCTGAGAAGATTCTAAAGAGAGAAGCTGAAAATTATAAAAAAATGATTGATAAGGGTATTGCTCTTTCTGAACTCAATCACCCTGAATCATCACTTATTGATTTGGACCGTGTGTCTCACGTTATTGACGATATTTGGTGGGATGGACATATCCTTATGGGTAAATTAAAATTGCTCACATCACCAGGTTTCCACGAAAGAGGAATCGTATCAACAAAAGGAGACCAAGCAGCTAACCTTCTTAGACAGGGGGTTACTTTGGGTATATCTTCAAGAGGTGTTGGTTCTCTGAAAAAGATGGGGGAGCAGAATGAGGTACAAGATGATTTTGAGTTGATTTGTTTTGATTTGGTTTCATCACCTTCTACACCTGGTGCTTACTTATTTAGTAATTTAGATGAGAGAGGAAGTTTTGAAGAGAACTTAGAAGAAGAAAAAATATCAAGATTATCATCATCTTCTACAGGAGAAACAGGAAAAGGAATGAGTCGCTCTATTGACTTATTGAAAAAATTGAACCATTATTTGGA